ATCATATGTTGCCATAGTAGAAAATCCTGTTTGAATTGCTGCTGTTATTCCTTTTATAATAACTCTAAACAATCTATACATTGCTATTCTACCTATCTGACCCATTAATTTTGGAATTCCAGCATGGGGTACTTTTGAAGGTAATATACCAAGACCTTTTATATTGTGAACTTTTCTATAAGCTTTTATCGCTTTAAAAAAGCCAACCGTATTTCTTCCAAAACTTTTTGCTACATTTTTCATAGGAGATTTTAAAGCATTTACTTTTTCAGAAAACTTTTGCATTGAAGTAACGTCTTGATTTGTTGTTATCATATTTACTCTTTGAGCTAAAGCCATTCTCTTTGCAATTTCTTCTTTATTCCTCTGTTCTCCTAATATTCTTTTACGAACAAAATCAATACTATTTTCCGAATTTTTTAAGTTCCATTTGGCTTTTGTTTCACTATTTTCTTTTGCTTCTTCTCTAATAGCAACATCAGTATCAGGAATCATATTTGCTTTTGCTCTAATATTTTCGGCTTTTGTAGGTTCTTCACGTGTTGTAAAAAAATTCTTTTGCCAATTATCTGTAGCATTTTTATTGACCAAAGGATTTAAAGCAGTAGAAGTTTTTTGTGCCGACTTAGCAACAGCTTCTTGCATATTAATAATTTTTTTTGAAGCTTTTGCGTTTTCTTTAATATTTATTGCAGTATTAGGAATGCTACTTAAGTTTTTAGGTAAACCATTTTCAACACTTTTTTTATTAATTTCATCATAAGCTTTAGAAATTTCTTTTGTAGCTTTAGTTACATTTTTAGTGTTTATAAGGTTTTGTGGCTTTACTTTTGTAGATAAACTTTTTATTTTTGAAACATTCATCGTGTTTATATCGGCAATCATTTTTTTTAATTCTTTTAATTGGTTAATTGCGTTTTTTGTATCCGCGGTAACCGATATAATAATTTTACTTTCTATTCCACTATTCATTTCTTTTTCGCACTCCTTTCTAATTCCATTTTTAATCTTTCTAGATTATCTTGTCTTTTGCTTTCTTTTCTTGCGTCCGCTTCTTCTTTAGTATTTGGAAAAGGTTCACTCATATATTCTATAGGTTTATTCGCTTTAGAAAACGCTCTTAATATTGGTGAACAGCAAGCTATTGCGTGATAATTATATAAACCAATATAATATGCAGATAAATTAATTTTATCTAATTCTTCTTTTTTTCTTTCTATATAAGCTTTTCTATAAAATATAGCAATTTCTGGGTCTTCCTCCCAATATTGATGATAAGTCATTCCCATGTTTAAGTAAAATGGGAAAAGTTCTTCCAAAATACTACCAATAGATTTTAAAATAGGTGCAACTCTCTTATTGACAGCTACACCTTGTTTTTGGGGATTACTGTCTAAATCTAAATTACAGCTTCCCACTTTGCGTTTTTTGTATTTGAATTTTCTGCCAAAGCATTTAACGGAATTGCATATAAATTTATTAAAGCTTCAAATAAACCACTTTGGTCTTCACAGCTTAAAATAATATCTTCTGCTAATTCTCTATCTATATTAGGTTGTTTAGCTAAAAAAGCCCCATATCCTAACGTTAAAACAGTTGTAATAGGTGTTTCCTCTGCTTTGTCCAAATTTAATCCAAGTTTTTCGGTTTGCATAACCGTTTTTCTAGTAAAAGTCAATTCATAACTTTTGCCTTCGTAACTAATTTTAATTGATTTCATTTGTTATCTCCTATACTGTTGCAATAGTTACTGGTGTTGCCATCGTAACATTGACTTTCATTTTAGTCAATTCGTCTACAGCTCCGCCAGTGACAGATACTGTTACATATCCACTAAAAATAAATTTTGCGTAATCTCCAACAGGCTCTGCAGTTGGTGTTGTAGTATCAAAGTATATTGCTAATTCAACTAATTTGCCATCTAAAGCCTCTAAAGTAGCATAGTCTGTAGCATTGAAATTTACATTAAACTCTTTTTGTGCATTTTCTCTAACGCCTTCTACAAACTGCTTTGTAGTATCACTTAAAGTAGTAGCATCGACTTCATTTTTTGGTTCTTGTAAATCTGGATAATCAATTATATCAACTAATTTTGTATAATCGGTTGCTTCCCCTGCTTTATACATTAAATACGTATTTTTTGTACTTTTTGCCATTTATGTCTCCTTTTTATTTATTATAGAACATACCGTTTTTGTCTATTACAGTATTAAATCTTCCTACCATTCTATATATGGTATCTTCTATGTTTGGCAACGTATCAAGACTTGTTCTAGTAAAACCTAAAGCAGTCATTTCGTCGCAAACAATTTCCATTATCTTTTTAACTTCTATTTTTCCATTATCTGAATATACATTTATTTCAAACATAACATTTACTGCATATTCTTTGTTTTTGCTATCTGAATAATTACTATTTATAAAATTACTTTCTTGTATAATAGTAATTGCTGGAAAAGTTGGTGTTGAGTTTATATAACTAGAAGTAATAAAAGCTAAAGGATAAGTTTCTCTTATTTTTTCTGCTAAATCGTTATAAATTTCAAACTCTTTATCTATCATTTTTTAAAAAAACCTCTCTTTATTTTATTTTTCATAGCCTCTGTAGCCAAATACATAGCTTTAGCAGGTTTATTACCTGCCGTCATGACTAGTGCATTTCCGTTTTTGAGCTTTTGGATATGTAATATATCTTGACCAGCAAAAGAATCTGCATTAGCTTCTCCATCTGTATAAAAACCCCAATAAGGATTGCTTCCTTTTCCTTTTCCATAACTACCAGGAACAAAACCAAACTCTACTGCCATAGGATTTTCTCTTCCTCTAGTATGAGTAACTCCTGTTCCAAACTCGGCAAAGATTACTTCTTCGCCAGAAGCTATGAGTTTTCCCATAGTTTCTCCACTGTTTTCCTTTGTAACTTTTATTCCATTAAACTGACTTTCAGCGAATTTTGCTGTAGCCACTTTGTTTCCTTCTTCTAAAACATCATCAATATTTACTTTTGCTTTGCTTAACTTTTCTATTTCTTTTTCTATCCTTTGAGTTACTTTTTCTATTCCTAAAGCTTTAGCTTTAATCAAGAACTTTTCCTCAAAGATTTTAAAGCAAAGAACGAATGAGTATAATATTCTATTTTTTTCAAAACTTCATATTCAACACCATCACTAGTAACAATAATAGAGTTTTTTGTTATTGGGGAATTTGTGTTTTCTATCCAAATAACCGCGTTAAAGTCAAAATCCGAACCAAACATTTCTTTGTACTTAATTCCACTATTGAAAAAATGGGCAGAACAAGCCACAGGGTCTTCATATGATATCTCATATAGCCCTGTGTTGTTCCCATTTTCATCTTTAGTTTCCACCTTTCCTAAAAAAAGTTTATAATAAAAATCTTTTTTATTTCTCTTCAATAAGTTCATATTCACGTACTCCTAAGTAGGGCGTTATATCTTCAAAAATTACACTAGGTATATCTTCTGAACCATAATCACGTTCAACTTCGCCTTCGGTATGACCCATTTCGCCTTCTGCACCCTGTTTGAAGTACAAAAAGCTAGCAGCTCTTATTTGAATATTACTTAAAGAAGTTTCATCGCCTTCATCGTCAAAACTTGTTTTGCTTTTATCGAAAGGATATAATTTTTTTAATACTTTTTGCTTAGCTATACTTAAAAATAAGGTAAGCAAAGGGTCTTCGGTATCGCCCGTTATATTTAATAATAATTTTAAATTAGTTAATTTCTCTGCGTCCGTCATTGCCATTTGCTCACCTCTTTTTTAGCAACAACTAGGCTGTTGCTGTTCCTTCGTCTGTAATTCTAACTTTGATAATTGTAAACGGAAAAGCTTTTGTAGGATAGAATTTTGTACCATCACTATTTTTAATAACTTCCCAATTATCAGAATCTTCAAAATCTGTGTTTAGTGGACTTGTTTGAGTTCCAATATATGAAAAACCTTGTGGAGCTAATACTGCTCTATTTCTTTCAACTAATCTAGAAATACCACCTGATGTTGTTTCATCTCTTTCAGTTGAAACTGGGTGTGCCACTGGTAATGGGTCATAATCAATAGCTCCATATGCTAAAGCATATAATGTATAAGTTGTATAACCATCTTCAGTTTCTGTTGGTGCTGTTACAACAGTAGGACAGTCATCATCTTCAATAACCATTTTACCGTTCCATTGAGCGATTGTTAAATCTTTTTGAATACCTGCTTTATCTGTTTGTTTTAAGAAATCTAATAGATTAGCATTTTCTAGTGCTGTAACAATTTCTGATGGTGCAATTACTACTTTGTAAAGTTTTCTTGCATCTCCGTTTGCTGCTGATAAAGCACTGTTTAAAGTTGTTGCTGTTACGGCTGCTTCTGTATCAATTACATGAGTTTCCTTAAAGTTTGAAACGCCTTCAAGTCCTTTTAATATTGAAATTAAAGTTGTTTGTCTATCATCTTGCCAATATTTAGCTTGTTTCATAGCTAACATTGCTACAAAATCTTCACTTGCGATTTCAGAAGTAAAGTCTTTTTCAGACCAGCTTCCTGCTCTTCCATATGAATGTACTGTTTGTAGATATGAATCTTGTGATTTATCTACTAAATCTGTTGCACCATCATAGTTTTGTGATGTGCCTGTTAGTGGACAAGAATAACTTCTTGTCATTGCCTTAGTTCCGCCTTGTTCTGTGAACGTTGCGTCGAACTCGTTTGTTAATCTTAAAACACCACTTTGTAAAAGTGCGTTTAATTTTGTATCTGGAATTGTTTCTCTATATCCTAAATAAACTTCGGGGTTAAAATACATATTTCCAAATAATTCTGCTTTACTTGCCATTTTTTCTCCTTTTTAAAAGACTAATTTAAAATTGTCTTTTTTTCATTGCATTAGCATTTAATCTTCTAAAAACTTCGGGACTTTTGTCTAAAAGAGCGACTCTTTCTTTATAGCCCATTTTGTTAAAAACATCTTGTGTAACGTTTTTATCACTTGTTCCTCCTTGTGGAGTAGGTACTCCTCTGGTCTCGCCTTCTTTTTTAGTATCCCTTATTTTTTGAATAAATTCTTCTTGCATTGCGAAAACAGTGTCGGTATCGCCATCTGCGAATGCCTTTGCTATTTTTTCTGCTTTGTCGCCTTCATAACCTAATTTAACATATTTTGTAGTTAATCCTAACACTTTCAATTCTTTTTGATAGCTGTTTCTTTCTTCTACTAAAGTTTGTTTTTCTAGTTTGGCTTTTTCTGTTTCAGATAGCGTTTCTTGCCAACGCTTTTTGAAGTCTGATGCTTCTCCTGCGTTTTTACTAGCAGTACTTTTGAGTTTTTCGTTTTCTTCTTTCAAAGCTTTAATTTGATTCTCATAGTCTGTTGCTGGTGCTGGGTTTGGTGCTGGGTTTACGCCTCCGCCTAAATCAATTTTGTTGTCTACTGGCATTTTTAATGTCTCCTTGCGTTTTTTGAGGTTTTCTCTAACCTATGTTGCTTTTTATAGCTTTTCTCTAGCTTTACGTGCGTTTTTTTATAGTGGTTTCTCTACCACATATTACTTTTTATCATCTAACTTAGGTTCAGGAGTTCCTGAATTTTTGTTTCCACCGTTAGAATCACCACCTTCAATATTTTCTTTAACTTTTGTATCCATGAGCTTTTTAGCGTTCATTTCAACATATCGTTTACTATCTAAATATGCTGTTTCTGGGTCTTTAAATAAACCACAATATTCAAACGCATATCTTGGGTGTACTTTGTCACTACCTAATAATTGTGTTAATACTGTACTCTTTTGGGTAATGTTTTCATAATTTCTTCTTGTAAATTTAATGTCAACGTCAGATGGTTTTAAATCAATTTTACCACCATTACTAATTTTACAATCATTAATTATTTTTATAGCACACTTTAAGAAATTCTTTTCAGACTTCTTAATAATAGTTTCTCTTGATTTTGCTCTCGTCTCGGCATCACTCCAACCATCTCTCATAATGACAGCTGTACCGGTATCACTAGTGGAACTTCCACCATTTCTATTTGGTATACCTGTTATTGCTAAAATATCAGCTTTTATACTCGCTATCAATACTTCAGTTTGAGTTTGGTTTAATTCTTGAGTAATATAATCGACATCACTATGAACACCTGCTATATTGTCTTTAATCTTTATAGCTCCTAAGGTTCTAAAAGCTTCAAAATCATCTTTACTAATATCGGCATTTATAATTTTTAAATAACTTTGAACAAATTGCTCTACTCCGTCCATTCTGTTAGAATTAATTAAATTAATTAAATTTAACAATGATAAGACTACTTCAAACTCTCCAATTCTTTCAGCATTATTAGGATATTCTATAATTGGTATAAAACCTAGTGCATTGTCTTTTTCTACAGCTTCTACACCATCATCTATAATAAAAAATTTATCTTTTGTATAACAATTATATCTAACCATACCTCTTGTTCCGTCCGCATTAGGTACTTCCGTTTCATAAACGGCAAATACTGGGTCATGTCCTATTTCAGACGAATAAACAACAAAAGTTCTTTCTGGCTCGGCATCGATAATTTTTAAAATTCCATCTTCTGGATTTTCTTGTGCTAATATCATTCTATAGCTGGTACCACAAATATGTGAATTATGGCACATAACTTCATCGTGTGCAGCTTTATCAGCTTCGTCAACTATATCATTTAATCTTTCGACATCTTTAGTTTTAGCAAGACTTTCTTTTTCGGCTCGTTCATTATCATTATCAAGAGGTTTGTTTTCGTTTTCATTCTTTTTGCTACAACTTTTTTTAGTAACATATTGAATTGGGTCTCCTAGTAAATAACCATCTTTAAATGCTATAATAAGTTTTGCCCAATTATCTTGTACTTTATTACAAACTTCTGGTCGAATAGTCTTAACTCTTTGTAGAATAGGCTGGTCTCCCTTGAAATAATTTTGTAAAAACTGTATTTCAGACTTGTTTACTTGAAAAAGTTCAGCTGCTTGACGTACTGCTTGAACAACATTTTCTTTTGTTATCTTGGTATATGTAGTATAAATAACTTTTCTTCCAAAGCATGTAGTACTAATATCAGTTATTGGTTCTGTCGCCATTTGATTCCCTTCCTTTTCATTTACTATTGTAGTTTGTTTTTGTTAAAAGTTTTTTTCAAAACTCATTTTATTATGTTATTATAACACAAAAATCATTATTCGTATAGTACGTTTAAAAATTAAAAAGGTCTTTTGAAAACTTCATATTGTTTTTTGCTACAATGTATTTGCATTTCGCAAATCATAGCTAAACTGTCAGGTGCGTCATCGTGTGCATTCCTTGTTAAGAATGAAAAACTATAAACATTTTGCATTGCTCTATCATACATAACACTTCTACAACCACTATCTCTAAATATTAATTCTCTTATTTCTGGTGCTTTTTCTATAATTCTAGCATTCTTTGATTTTTTAGTACTTGCATAATGTTTTATTATATTAAGTCTTTTTTTTCGTAATTTTAATTTTCTTTCTATATCGTCAATATAAAATCCACCACCATTGTTTTCTTCTGAATCTAATATTTGTACTTTGTTTCTCAATATACATTCCATCATCAAAGGTTGAGTTACCGTTTTATCGGCATCTGAAAATATCCAATCTGCTACATAGCCAACATCTCCATATTGATAAACAACGGGTGCTGATAAGAAATCTCCACCACCAAAAGCTGGGTCGCAAGCCATATAAACAACATCAGGTTTTCTTTCTGGTAAATTTCCGTTATAAAACGACATATTTTCTCTGCAGAACAATGTTCCTTCTCTATCCACTGGGTTACACATATATTGTGCTGACCAGCTAGGGAAATCTTCATTCTTTTCAAAAGAAGCTTTTCTCTTTAAATAAAAGTCTGTAGTAAAGCCAACATATTTATAATTGTAATTACTTTCGTTGT